GTATGCGTGTTGGGCGAAGCGTGTGAACGTGAACTATTGTAGCCGCGAGTGCAGTAATGAAGGACGTAGGGTACGGGTGGAAGTCTCTTGCGTAGTGTGCAAGGAACACTACGAAATTATCCCGGCCTACATAGGTAGGATAACTACTTGCTGTAAGCGATGCTCAGCTAAGCGGCGGCAGTGTGACACACCATACCATAGGAGTTTCACCGCCCATAAAAATGCTGTTAAAGAAGTAGCTGAACGGGAAGTTTGTAGTCGGTGCGGGGTGCGTTCCGGCCCTTGGGTAGTTCGGGATATTGAGTCAGTGTTTGACGATGGCCTATTAGACGTAGACGTATCTGCGGCGTTCCTGTTATGCCAGACCTGTCACTTTAAGGAGGTTGGGGTAGTGGGTGGACACGAAAGACAAAGACAAAGAAAAGCGAGGGGTTGGTAATGGCGTTTGATCCACACAAAATCCTTAATGAGATAGACCACGACTCCCTGTCAGACAGGGAAAAGGATATGTTGGGCTGGATACGACACACGTTCCATAAGTTAGCCCAACATATGGCGCACCACTACGATGATGCTATCAGGGAAAATAACAACGCCACCTCAAGTGGTGACGCAACATGGCGTGAGACTAACGAGCGCATGGATAGGATTGAGGTGTTCCTCAATACGTTGTGCAAAGAGCAACCTGATTTACCAGCGGCTAGATTGTGGACAGCCCAAAAAGCGAAGGACATAATAGGTGTGTCCTACGAAACCCTCAACGTAAATGAAATGTTAAGCCGTATAATAGATGAAGCAGACCTCCCCGTAGCAGAGCGTACACGGGAGGAAGTGGAAGCAGACTGGGATAAGGAGGATGGTGCATAGTGGACATCGTAACTATCGACTTTGAAACGTATTACGATCAGGACTACTCCCTGTCGAAGATAACGACAGAGGAGTACGTCCGGTCCGACCTGTTTGAGACGATAGGTGTTAGCGTCAAGGTCAATGAAGACCCCGGCTGTTGGTACAGCGGCAACGATGTATACACGTTCCTCAACTCGTTGGACTACAGTGACAAGGCTATACTTTGCCATAATGCCGCTTTCGATGGGGCAATCCTATCATGGCTTTATGATATTAAGCCTAAGTTCTGGTTCGACACCCTCTCAATGTCACGACCTAGACACAACGCCACAGTTGGGGGTTCGCTCAAGATGTTGGCTAGGTTTTATGACATAGGTGAGAAGGGGACAGATGTAATCGACGCCAAGGGTAAACGCCGCAAGGATTTCACACCCGCACAACGCAAAACCTATGGTGACTACTGCATCAACGATGGCGAGATAACGTGGAAGCTGTTCAAGAAACTTAAACAGGGGTTCCCGATATCGGAGTTGATGATCATTGACCAGACGATCAGGATGTACACTGAACCGACGTTCGAGCTTAACAGGTTTGACTTAGAGGAACATCTTGCAGAGGTTAAAGCAAAAAAAGACCAACTCCTAGCGGGGCTAGGAGGGAGGGAGGCGGCAAAGAAGGTGTTTATGTCCAACCCGAGGTTTGCTCAATTACTTGAGAAACTAGGTGCCACGGTGCCGATGAAGACAAGCCTGACCACAGGCAAGGAGACTTATGCGTTTGCCAAGACGGATAAAGGGCTACTCGACCTACTGGAAAGTGATAACCCACAGGTGTCGGCTGTCGTTGCGGCGAGAATGGGTATCAAGTCAACCATCGAGGAGACACGGACTCAACGTCTGATAGATGTTTCCAAGCGTGGGCCGTTGCCTATCATGCTCAATTACTACGGCGCACACACTGGGCGTTTCAGTGGCGGGGATAAACTTAACCTCCAAAATTTACCAGCTAGACAAGGCAACGCCATACGTTCCGCTATCGTTGCGCCCGAAGGCTACAAGGTTATAGCTTGCGACTCATCACAAATCGAAGCCCGTATCCTAGCTTTCCTAGCCAAGCAAACAGATTTGGTTGAACAGTTCCGACAAGGTGATGATGTCTACCAGTTGTTTGCTGGTGACCTAGGTGTGTCCCGCTTTGTTGGTAAGACTTGTATCCTTGGGCTAGGATATGGCATGGGGGCAGAGAAGTTTGAGGACACGTTGCGGAGAGGCAGTCCATCCATAGCAGGCAACACAGATACCGCACTTATAGATGATGTCGAAGCCAAGCGCATCGTCTACTACTACCGTGGCAAGTTCGCCGCCATCAAAGGACTATGGAAAGAATGTGACGGTGTGCTTACCAACATGGTAGCTGGTAAGGATGGTGTCATAAGAGACTTCCTGTCCTACACCCCCGATGGAATAGAGTTACCCAACGGCATGATGCTTAGGTATAATAGGCTGTGCCAAGGTGAAGATGGTTACCAATACCTAGCCCACCCTAGAGAAGTCCATAAGCTAACCAAAAATAAGGTTGCCGACACCGACGATAAGATTAACTGGATAAATATCTACGGGGGCAAGGTGGTGGAGAACATCGTCCAAGCCCTCGCTCGTATAGTTGTTTCAGAGCAAGCGACAGCGATCACCCAAGCTGGATACCCAGTGGTGTTGCAAGTGCATGACGAGAATATATGTGTTGCGAGTATAAAAGATGCAGCCACTGCACAACAAGTTATGGAGCGTGTGATGTCAACACCACCGAGCTGGGCTCCTGACCTTCCAATCACATGTGAGTCTGCAATAGGTAATAATTATGGAGAATGTAAATGAAACTTACTCACTCCTACTCTGCGCTCAAGCAATTCGACAACTGCCCCAAGCAGTACCACATGCAACGTATCACCAAGGAAGTAAAGCCTTCATCAAATGAAGCTAGTATATATGGTGAACGTGTACACGAACAACTTGAGCAACGCTTGAAGGGTGGGGAGTTAACCCCTGAAACTGTAAAGTATGAAGAACTATGCCAAGCTTTTGAGTCTGGTGATGGCGAACTACTTGTAGAACAGGAACTATGCCTCAACAAAGATTTGGTTCCGACAGGTTGGTGGGATGATGACGCTTGGCTACGATCTAAACTAGATGTTCTAAAACTTAACGGCACCACAGCAGGAATAGGAGATTGGAAAACAGGTAAGTATCGTCCTGATTTCTTTCAACTGGAATTGTTCGTGTTACAAGTTTTCAAACACTATCCCAGCGTGCAGAAGATTAAGGCTTCTTTTATCTGGCTCAAAGATATGAAACTGGATAGTAAAACTTACCGGAAAAAACAAGAGCCAGCGTTGTGGAACAAGTTCTTCGCAAGGGTGCAACGTATAGAGGCCGCCGCGGAGGCATCTAACTGGCCAGCTAAACCAAGTGGGCTATGTCCTTGGTGTCCTGCCAAACATATTTGCGAATTTGCAAGAATTTAACTTGACACCCCTGTAAGGTTATATATTATAACGCCATGACTACGCCCGAAGGAAAAATCAAAAAGAAACTAGACACCATGCTCAAACTTAAGAAGAACCGTGGTGTCTGGTACTTCTCCCCGCAAGCTGGCCCTTTTGGGCGGTCTGGTGTACCTGATCGTATTGTATGTGCTTGTGGCGTGTTCATAGGTATCGAAGTCAAAGCGAATAGCAAGAGACCTATGACTGCCTTGCAACAACAATGCAGCGAGAAGATAGAAAAAGCAGGAGGTAGATTCTTTCTAGTGCATGATGTGGAAAGCATCGCAGAAGTAGAAAAATTTATTAATAAGGCTATCGAAGGACGGCTCCATGCTAGTGCTTGAACAAGCCAAAGCCATAGCCCTCAAGCTGAACAACCCAGCACGCGTACTTGAATGTATCCCCACTGCACAACAAGTTACAGTGAACGGGTCTACCTTTACCGCAGTGCCCCACAAGTCTGATGAGGTGCGTATCCTACGCAACCTTGGTATCAAAGCCCCCGCCCCTATCCTTCACTACTACGATTGGTCGGGGGAGTTTACACCCTATCATCACCAACGCCTGACTTCCGCTTTTCTCACCATGAATGAGAAGGCTATAGTTCTTAATGAAATCGGAACGGGTAAGACATATTCTGCTTTGTGGTCTGCCGACTACCTAATGAAGGCAGACGTAATTAAGAAAGTATTAATTATCTCCCCGCTATCTACTCTAGAACGTGTTTGGGGGGATGCGATATTTAAAGAGTTTGTTCATAGGACATCTGTAACGCTATACGGTACATCTAAGCGGCGGCTTAAATTATTAAAAACAGACGTAGATTTCTACATCGTCAACCACGATGGCTTCGGCATTATATGTGATGACGCTGTTGATATGTTCGACCTTGTAATCGTAGACGAGGCGGCTGTGTATCGCAATCCTTCTACTAACAAGTTTCGTTTATTCCGTAAGTGGATGAGTATGCACCCCGACATGAGGTTGTGGCTCATGACAGGTACGCCCACCCCTAATTTACCTACTGACGCATGGGCTCTGGCCAAGCTAGTGGATAGTCCATACGCCCCCCGCACATTCACTGCCTTCCGTGACCAGACAATGGAGAGGTTCGGGCAGTACACCTATATCCCGAGACCCAGTGCGCTGGATACTGTGAAACATGTTCTACAACCTTCAGTACGATATAAACGGGATGAGTGTTTCGATCTTCCGCCTACTGTCTACCAAACACGCGAGGTTCAGTTAACTACTGAGCAACGCAAACACTATGACAAGATGATGAAGCACTTCATCACTGATGTTGCTGGCGGCGAACAAATTACTGCCGTCAATGAGGCAGTCAAGATACAGAAACTGGTACAGATAGCTTGTGGCGTAGCCTACAACGATAAGGGCGAGGACGTAGAATTAGCCTGCAAACCACGAGTCGATGCTGTGCGCGAGGTTATAGAAGAAGTTGGGGGCAAGGTGATTGTCTTTGTCCCCCTCACAGGGACGCTCAAGATGCTTGAGCGCGAACTCTCGAAGAGATGGACAGTGGCTATCGTCAACGGCGCAGTGCCTACCCGGAAGCGTAATATTATCTTCCATGACTTCCAAAACGAAGTTAACCCGCGCATTATTATAGCCCACCCCGCAACAATGGCGCATGGCCTGACCCTCACCGCCGCCTCGACCATAGTATGGTACGGCCCGATAACTTCTAATGAGCAGTACGTACAGGCGAATGGGCGGATAGAGCGTATAGGCAAGCACCACGCCTCTAACATAGTCCACATAGAAGGGACAGTGTTGGAGCGTAAGATGTACGCAAGACTAGAATTGAAGCAGAAGTTACAAGGGCTACTGCTTGATCTTATACAGGAGGAGATGGATGACTAAGGAAGTTAAACTATTCAAACAACTGGTTAGCGAGATCAGCATTAAACGCTACTCCCAAGAGGAGTTTGTTGAGATCGTTGAGGCTATCTACAAGGAGATATTCAATGGCTGAACCAACTGTTGGTGATGTGGTGGAAGCATACATTACATTACGTAACCGGAAAGAGATTATTGAAGCCGATACCAAGGAGATAGTAGTTGGTATCAAGGAGAAGATGCTCAAGCTGGAAGCGTGGATACAAGCTAAGTCAGATGAGACAGGCGTGAAGTCTTTCAAGACTGATCACGGCACTGCATTCCTTACCACCAGTGACTACGCTAGTGTGGCTAACTGGGACGCAGTATTAGCTTTCGTTAAGGAGAACGAGGCGTGGGATATGCTGACTAGGGGTGTGAACAAGAGATCAGTCCGTGGGTATATCGACGCGAACAAGACCGTCCCAGACGGCGTGAACTTTGGGACTAGGATAGGAGTATCGGTACGAAGGCCCGTTAAGAAGGCATAATGACCGTCTTTCTGGAACATATTACACCGATGATGCAGGTACTGCCAATCAGTAACGGCTACCTACTAATCACATCACCGGAATATAGCGTAGATAAGGAACCTAAAATTACCTACGCCAAGACAGAAATAGCTATCGCAGAAGAAATCATCGCCGTACAAGCGCGGCACAAACTGGACATCGAACCCAAGCAGGGAGAGATGTTTACACAAAAAGAAATGGATAGAAGGAAGAAAAAGTAATGGCTAGTGATATCATACCAACAGACCTCAAAATTCCCGCTCACCTTGCTGACCGTATCGGCCAGCCGTCTGCCCTAGGTGACGCCATTGGTGGCGGGTTAAGTAGCGGGGCAGAGTTCCCCCGTATCTCAATCAAAGGCTCCCGCTTCCGGTTGATCGACGGTGGAGCTGAGTCCGTATTGGATACAACAGCTCTGGAAGTTGTTGTAGTAGGGGCCAACCCCGGCTTATCCAAAGCGTGGTACGCCACAGCGTGGAATCCTGACGCGGAACCGTCTGCTCCTGATTGCTACTCATTGGAGGGAGACAAACCACACCCGGACAGCACTCAGCCACAGAACGATCTATGTGCTGGTTGCCCGCAGAACGCATGGGGTAGCCGTATCACCCCACAGGGTACGAAGGTTAAAGCCTGTGCCGATAAGAAGCGGCTGGCTGTTGTATCTGCTGATGACGTTAGCGGCCCTATCTACTTACTGGAAGTCACAGCATCGGCACTCAAGGGGCTTAGTGCATACCAAGCTGGCCTTAAGATGCGTAAAATTCCGACTGAATGTGTACGTACCACTGTGTTGTTCGACACTGAGGCGTCTTACCCTAAGCTCAAGTTCAAGTTCAGTGGGCTTCTGGATGAAGATACCCAGAAGCTAGTGGACCCACTGTTCAAGTCCGACATTATTAAGCAGATCACAGGTGAAGCAACCACCATGAGTACATTAAAGGTAGATGCCGTAACAGCTACTACAGCACCACCTGTGGTTAAGAAACCAGCCCCGGTGATGATACCTGTGACACCAGCTCCAGAACCTGTTGAGGAGAAAAAGACAACAGGGTTCGGAGCAGCGACTGTCGTAGCAGGCGCAGAAGCACCAAAAGAAGCAGCGGCTCCTGCTGAAGAACCTGTAGCGGCCCCTGTTGCCGAGGGAACCGAAGGGTTGGCGGCTGAGATTACCCAACTTATGCAGGAGGTAGCTGACGATGCCTGATGCAACCCCGGATTTCTTCGTAAAAGTAGAAGCTCTGCGGAAGCATATGCTTCTCACTGCGACACAGATGGCTAAAGTGCTGGGTGTGTCGCGTGTAACCTACACCGGATGGGTTGGAGGAAAACCCATCCGGAAAAAGAACGATGAGAAGGTGCGGAAGCTGCTCAAAAAAATGATGGGAGTAATGACTGAGCAGGAATGGCCATCACCAGAGGTTATCGCTATGTCTTCCCCACAACGATTCAATTCACTTATTGAATTGATGAAAGAAGACGAGTAACATACATTGGACGGGGGAGTGGTTCGCCGCTCCCCTTTCCAATTAACTGGGGCTAAGGCTAACAACATGAACTCGCTTACATTTCTTAAGCGTGTTCTTCCAGATAAAGGTTTCTATGTATCAATAATAATAAATGAAGGGGGCGCACCCCAACAAGCCTTTTTTCCTACAGTGGAAGAACTCGCTAACTACTGCCTGATGGCAGACAAGAACGGCAACAACGTCTACTACGCAGTGTCCTCATTCAATACAAAGGGCAAGCGCAAACAAGATAATGTATGCTTAACAAATACTTTATTCCTTGATGTTGATTGTGGCGACGACAAGCCATACGCAAATCAAAAAAAGGGGCTCGCCGCCCTACTAAAATTCATACAAGACACGGGTTTACCAGCACCGATGATCGTATCGTCTGGGCGGGGGCTCCATGTCTACTGGGTGTTAAAAGAGGCTCTGCCCCCGGTAGACTGGTTGCCGCTGGCCAACGCGCTAAAAGAAGCCTGTGTTACCCACCAATTCGAGGTGGACCCAGCGATCACCGCTGACAGTGCAAGAGTACTACGCCCCGTCGAGACACATAACCCGAAGAATGGGAAAGAGGTTGTTGTCTGGATGAAAGCTGAGCCGACAGACCAACAAACGCTCCAGAACATCTTGGGCTACGTTAAGCCTACAGGGGAGACAGAACCGGTCATCCCTGTACACAAGGACACCGGGTTAGGAGATGCCCTAAGTACCGACTTCACCCCCGCCCTGCCTAATCTGATTCTAGATGGATGCCGTCAGCTTAAATGGATTACCGAAAACCAGAAAGATGTACCCGAGCCATTGTGGTACGACATGTTGGGGGTAGCCGCGCACTGCGTCAACCCAGAAGACACCGCCAAATTATGGAGTATGAAACACCCCGAGTATAACGAAGCTGCCACTCTCAAGAAAATGGCCCACTGGGTAGCGAACACCACGGGGCCAGCCACCTGTACCAAGATAGAAGGAGACAGGCCCAAGGGATGCGGTAAGTGTAAACACAAGGGGAACATCGCCAGCCCCGCCCAACTGGGTGTACATTACGAGAAGGTTGCGGTCAGTTCCGATGCACCGGACGAGGTGGCCCATGATGTTGAAGTGCCTTGGCCCTACGAGAGGGTGAGCAAGAAAGGCCAGCCAGCCATAGTGCATCAGGTAGATGGAGTATACGTCACTGTATGCCCCTTTGATATGTACCCAGTGGGCTACGGCAGAGATGAGTCCCTCGGGTATGAGACTGTCCGGTTCAAGTGGAAGCGTAGACACGTTGGCTGGCAAGACCTAGTGTTCCGTCAAGCATACCTTAACTATGGGAGCCGTGAGTTTCCTACGGCCATAGCCGATCAAGGCATCGTGTTGAGGGGAGACAAGCAGATAAAGGATTTTCAAGTTATGTTGCGGTCATACATGGAGGAGCTTCGCAAGACCAAAACGATGACGAACATCCACAATTCGATGGGGTGGAAAGAGAACTTCACTCAGTTCGTTATAGGCGACAAGCTATACAAGCGTGAGCGTGACGGCACTGTTGTAACCGATGACATATCCCTCACATCGAACACCAACCGTCTGGGCAACACGTTGTACGCACACAAGGGTAACTTAAGTGAGTGGGTAGAGGCCACAGGATTGCTCCAGAAGGCCGGTCTCTCCTCGCATATGTTTGCCCTAGGCCATGCTTTCAGTGGCCCTCTATGGGCCTTGTCGGGCCTCAAGGGCATCACTATGTCCCTCTTTGGCGACACAGGCGCGGGTAAAACACTGGCCCAGCTATGGATGCAGTCCGTTTGGGGTAACCCTGACAAGCTACATATCGCCGCCAAGTTCACACAGAACGCTCTGTTCAACAGGTTGGGGATGTACTGTCACCTACCTATGACCATCGACGAAGCAGGTATGATGGAGGACAAACACATAGGTGAGTTCTGTTACATGGTCACACAGGGTGAGGACAAGAAGCGACTGACCCGCACCATTGAGGAACGCGAGACCAAGGAGTGGGCTACCTGCGTAGTGGTATCCACCAACGTATCCTTCATCTCCAAGCTGGCAGCGTCTGGTCTTGAGACTGATGCACAGATGGCTAGGCTCCTTGAAGTTCAGATGCCCATGCACAAGATGTTCGATGACAGCAGTACCGCAGGGCGCACCATCATTAAATTCCTCATGCATAACTACGGTGTCGTAGGTGAGGAATTTATTAAGGCGCTCCTGAGACGGGGGGAGACACGCTTACGGGAACTTATTGCAGAGAGCGCGGCTACATTCTCCGACCGCTACGGATGCACATTCACAGGTGCGGAACGCTTCTGGGAAACAGACCTCGTCCTCCTTGACGTTGCGCTCCACATAGCCCACGAGGACGGACTAATTAACTTCGACCCTGAGATAGGTGTGCAATGGGGCGTAGACCAGTTAGACACACTGCGCCGTAGCGTGAAGGACAACGTAACAGATGCCTTTAAGTTAATTCATGAGTATATAAACGAGAAGGCCCACGAAGCCTTGGTAGTCATGCACACTGACGGTATACCCTCTACTATGGATCAGACCCGCATACCCCGTAGCCAGATCAGCATACGCTTCGACAAATACCGTAAGGATACTAATCAGAAATTTGATCGTGGCACAGTCATGTTGGTATCACGGCTGTTCAAGAAGTGGGTATCATCCAAGGGCTATGACTACAGCACGTTGAAAAGGGAAATCAAAACCGAGGGTATAGATGCCACGCCCGCTAGTGGTCGTTTCTGGATGGGTAGGGACACTGCACTCAAGGCGGGGCAACAGAACGTACTCGGTGTAAACCTCAACTGCGATATCTTTAGAGGCTACCTAGAGGATACGCCTGTGACTGCACAGGACGCCACACTAGGACAGCTAGGCGTAGCTACTCAATCTCCAGACCCCTAGGGTCAAGCCCCCTGCCCCTGGCTATCCGTTTAGCGAAAGGTTTAACGGACTTAGGTAGAGCCTTGATGGAACGCTCAACGGATGATTGCTTCGCCGCCTTACTAGACCGCCTGACCTTGTCACCGAAATCGCTTATGTAAAGCGGGCTCCTCCGACCTACATTCTTGTTCCACTCACGCACCTGCCGCCTAATCCTACGCCTACCAGCCCTGTCAGTCTTGTTGTATGCGTCCGTATAGCCTTTGACGAGTGCCTTGTTGTACGCCGCTACGTCACTGCCGATACGGTTCACATCGTACTGGGCAGTGGCTGCGCCGGGGTAGAAGCCCATCATCTGGAACAGGACAGTCATGAGCCCCGCATCATGGGACACCACCTGCCCCCGGTCATTAGTGATAGTCCCGTCGATGAAATAGGTGATGCCCTTAGCGTAATTCTTCAACGCCGACAACCCTGCGCCTGTACGCAGTACATCGCCCGCCGTCGTGACGTCAGGCTTGAGGCCCACAGTCTCTAAAAGATATTCTCCTGCCGTACCCGCTGAATTGAATACACCATCCCATGCACTCAATACAGGGCCGATGATGTCAGCCGCCTCCCTTGCCTTGGCAGCTCCCGCCTTGAAGAACCCTGTGCCGGGGATGACGTTGGACTGGCTGATACGAGTTGAGTAGGTGATGCCAAAATAGTAGTCGATGGGGCCACGCATCGCCAAGCCAGCAGGTATGCCGAGGCTCTCAAAGATTTCAGACATCTCCCCCTCAAGACCATTCCAGTCAATGCCGAACCTCTGCATGATGGTGTCCACTAGATCAGCGAAGTCCTCCTCGAAAGGTATGCCCTTGAGGCCAGCGGTCAGGATGAAGAACGCCAGGAACTGGGCCCTCTCCTTGTGACCTAGGTGGCGCATCAACTGGATGGTGATGGCTTGGAACTGTTTGTATATCCACAGGTACCTGAGCATTGGTCCCTGCGCTATGGAGGGATGGTTGAACTTCTCGTAATTGCCCTGTGAGAAATCAACGGCGGCATCCACACGCTCTGAAAGTTGTTCCTGTTGCTTGGTAGTTAAAGCGCTACCTTCGTTGGCGACTAACATACGAGCCTTCTCCAGACGGTAGGTAGCCAAGGCAGTAACACGCCTGTTGTATTGCTCCGTCTTGGTGAACAAGAACATCCAGTTCTCCATCAGCTTAATGGCGCGGCTGTCGCCCTTGCCGATGTTGCCTGTGCCTGTGAGGACGTTGGTAATGTTAGCGGTGAGTACACCCTTGAACGTCTTGTCCAACAGCATCTCAGCCTCATCCATAGTCAGGCCGTACTTGGATAGTAGAGTATCTTCACCCTCGTCGATGATCGCTTGTATCGCTTTCGCACTGCCCGTCCTGTCTTGCGAACCGTCTTTGAATAATGAGAGGTCAGAGCCAGCTTGGAAGAGAGCCTGTAGTGCAGCTTGCATACCATGCCCACCACCATACCCCGTCTTCGGATTATAGGTAGCGAGGTAAGGCGCGGCATGAGTGATAATAGACGTTACATTGATGGCCGCAGGAGCTAACGCACCGCCTAGATGGGCAGCGGCGGTTACTGTCATGAAGATACTGGACACTGTACCCACTAGCTGGTCGCCAGTGACAGCGGGCATACCGTGAGCAGCGGTGTAGGCACCTACCATGTTGGTGGCTTTACTTAGGTAATGTTGAGCCAGCCCTCTCCCTTCTTTAAATGTCGTAATGACGTTACCGTCTTTATCTAATGAGAGAGTCTTTATCTTCTTAAGGCCAGAGGCTTGAACAAGGCGTGCCTGTCTCTGATCCATATCTCTCTTAGCCTCGAAGATAGCAGCCTCGTTGTCAGTAGCTACCGCAGCGACGAACTTTGCTTGCGATTTGGTAACCTCTTCTTGGTTGCCGAACCATATACTATCGTCGGTAGTCAACGTATCAGATATGACATGCTGGAATAGGTTCTTCGCAGCGATGTTGGCCTGCCGCTCAAGATGTTCCCGTACGCCACGATGTATTTGCGGGTCCCACCCGGGGACTGACTGACGCCTGAGATTATGTCTGGCGGTGCTATTCTGTGTCGCTACTAGCTCAATAAGTTTCTCGCGGTCAATCGCATTGAGTTCGATTCCCGCACGCAACAAAGTATGGAATATCTCACTGTAATCTAGGATACCAGCCAGTGGTGCGGACTCTAGGGCCGATTCATTTATGGCTTGGAAAGTCACACCATCCTGTATGGTACCATCCGAGTCGAGTACCCCGTCCACGGCCTTGGACTTAGCTAGGATAGCAGACAATTCTTCTGCTAGGGCTTCAGCTTCCTCGAAGTTGTTAGTCCGTGTGTACAGTAATCCAGCTTGCAACGTATCAGTTAGACGTAACGGGTTGCCGTCCTTATCGAAAGCCTGCACCCGCACTTGGTAGTTACCACGGCGAACCAATGGGACGTACGCAGTGGCGATGGTGTGCTTGGCGTACAGTTCGGAGTTGGTCAAGTCGCTATTAGTTACATGTATATTCGCGATGATATTCTGGATTTTACCACCGTTGATCTTGGCCCCCTGCTTATCCTTACCAAGCTGCGGCAGCTTGGCGATGATCGCCTGTATCTCTGGGTCGGTGCTGATTACGAACTCCTCCATATTCTTCCGATCTTTTTCATCAGCGAAGTTACCAGTCCAGTCCTGTAGCTTGAGGTTGGACCCATTGGAATCAAGCACCCGCAGGGTGTTGTGGAGGAACCGCTTAGCTCTGTCCTTAGCATCCTTCTGCCATTTCATTCCCTTACCCTGCAAGACGGCCTTCTCATCTACAGGCTTACCATCGCTGTCTACTAACTTGGCTTGGTGAGCTGATGTCCCGTTGTACAACTTAGTGTACACAGCCAGTATCTCTTGGATGATCCTCGTATCGGCTTGTGTCAAAGCCTTGTTGTCCTTGTCCATACGGTCAAGCAGGTGCTTCTGGTTCTTGATAACGCCATTGACATGGTTGATGTGTACGTCCAGTGCAGCTTGGTCAACGGCAGTGCGGGTTTCTTCGATGATCCGCCAAGCGTTTTCTGAGAGGGGGGCATCCGGTTTTAGAGGCTCAGTGATAAGCTTGCCATCTTTATCTATGGCGGGCTTACCAGTCGCATCATCTAGCATGGGTATCTGAACACCAGCGTTAATCTGCTCACGGGTCATGTTCCCTACGTTCTTGACAGCTTTGATGCCAGCTTCGCTAAGAACTTTGGCACCTGTAGTGTCATACTCAGTAAGGCCGGGTAATTTTTCCAGTTCTTCAGGGGTGATATCCAGCTTACCGAACAACCATATCTCAAGCCCACGGTTAGCCTGCTCTAAGTCCTCTTTGGAAGGCACATCATCTCTCTGTAATCCCAAAGCCTTAGCCACCTTACTGTCTACCCTGTTGGTAAACTCGGTGGCGTTAATATACTTGGTCTTGAGGTGGCTGACCTCCTGAGCCTGATCGACGAAAGCACGGTACAGCTTCTCCATCCCCTCACTCCAGATGGCTAGGTTGTTCATGGTCTGGATATGCTCAGCCGCCTTCTTGAGCCCGCGCCATGAGCCCCTCAGTAGCGGGCTGATACTCCTCTGTGCAATCGCACGCTCGAAGGTCTGCTGTACCCGCTCGAAGAAAGTCCGCGCACTGAGACCCCGGGCCCGGCCCAGCTTCTGTTTCTTGAGAACTTGTTCGTGTAAGTTAGTCGTGCTCTCTGCAGTCCGCTCACCACTATCAGGTACGCTAGCCCGTCCCTCGATGTACCGTTCGCTAAGTACCTTAAGGTTTTGGTAAACGGCTGGTGCGGAGGCATCAGGTACCTGACCTGTACGCTGGTAACGCAGTGACTGGCTAATGAAATAGCGTGTCGCGTCCTCGTTAGACTCAAAGCCTATGATACGGAAGAACTCTCGTATGGCGTTCCAAATTTTCTGGATGATAGAATTGTTCAGCTCAGCGGCACGGTCAGCCAGTGCTTCCTCAATAGCTTCGTAGCGTTCTAGCCTGCCGATGTCAGTTTTTTCACCGTATTGTGTGGTCCGAGAGGTCCTAGCTTTCTTGCCACGCTTGAGTTTGTCTGCTTGTCTGAACTTCTCCTGTTGCTCAGAGAATAAATCTGTCTCTTGACGGATAGCGTCCAAGAATTTGATGGAGTCAGTTATCTTTACCCAAGATTTAGTGAACCCCTTGAACCCCCCTTGGTTGGCGATGGCTTTATAGACTTTGTCGATAGCAGCATTCTCTGCTTTGTTTACGACGGGCTTGGAGACACGGCTATCAGGGGACCACATCTCTAGGTGATCCTCATACAGCATCCAATCGTGGTCTTCTGCTTCTACCTCGTTAGCGAAGGCTGTATTATCCCACTTATTATCAAAGGCAACATCGACGTTGAGGTACTCTTTTACATAGTCTTGGTTTGTCGCATCGTAGTCGAAGTAGCCATCCAGTATCTGCCTTATCGGTGTGAACGAAAGAAGGTTTCCATCAGCATCAATCTTGGCGTCGAAGTCGATACCGATCTTACGTGCTGCGAGGATAGCCTTAGCAATAGGATTGAGCTTGGCTAGTGGTCCAGCAGCCGCAGTGCCGACAACACTAGCAGTCCCCTGGAGGAACGAACGGCGTGTCAGGCCGCTAGGAGTCTTACCCATGAGCTTATCGGCCTCGCGGCGTATCATGGGATCGCTCTCGTATATCTCATCCAACAGGGTGTGGAAATCCTCAGTAGGCATGAGGGAGCCGAGGCCAAAGTGCCCTATAACTTCATGTAGAACGGTGAACGTCAGCTCTTGCCGGGTCCCTATGTTGTCGCTGAAGATGAGGATGCGATTACCAAAGGCATAGCCCGCTGCGATAGCTGGTATGGGATTGCCGTCAGGACGTGAGTCGATAGCCTCTTGATAGATGTCCGGGTCTTTGCGCTGTAGTTCCGCGACGTTCTTGTATGTGCGATGCTTAGGCCGGACCTTCGCGTTGAACTTGTCCATCATCTTGGCGACGATGGGTTTCACAACACCAAGCGATAACGGCTTGGTAATTGGCTTGTGCCTGTTGTCGAAAATCTTAGTACGTCCCTTGGGCCCATCCATTTCAGCAACGATGATATCTGCAGAATTAAAGCCCTTGGGCGTGGCGATAACCTTGAGTGTTTTAGACCCCTCGAAAGGTAGCCATGCGAGCTTACCGTCCTTAAGCATGGCAGATAACTTGGTATCGGGTACGAAGTCCTTCGAAAGGTTGGCCCCTGCCTTGATGTGGATATCTATCATCTTGTTGGCATTCTTAAGCGCATCCACAGTATGCCCGCTGAAATGCAAGTCTTCCTCATACCCGAACAGCTTATTAAGCAGATGAATGAGTTTGTCAGTAGCGGTGCGGTCCTCACTTATAAGAACGTCCGCGATACCCCTTTCGCTAAGCTTGGCGATCATAGTCGCTTTAGGATTAGTAGGTGTGAACCCCTCGATGCCTTGGCCACCTGAGGTGACAGCGATATAAGCGTCACGGAACATGTCGTGCTGAATGGCGAAGTCCCACATGGCCTGCTGATGCTTGAAGGTGACGTTCTTCTTGTCGGCATACAGGGTCTGCAGAACCTCAATGAACGAAGCTATAGTAAGCTCTCTGTTTGCGGGGTCCCATAACAGATCATACCTGTTAGCAAGATCAAGCGCACCAGAGGTATCCTCCACCACCCCCGATGTATCCTCCACCAACGCAGCATGGAGGAGGTCAGCAATGGCGTCGGCCTTCTCTTGCCCTGACGCAGTTTCTATGATGTCAACCATAGCAACTACCTCAGACGAAGCCTCTACGGGTGCTGCTTTAGCAGTCACCTCCGCAGTCGGTAAGACTGTGGCCTCTACTGCTGGTGCTACCCTAGTGGGTATTGGCTCTTCTTCTTTAGCAGGCTGAATTAAACGTATCTCGCGCTGGTCCTCATCAGTCAAGCTTAACCTAAATTCTACACCAGCAGGAGCGATAGCATCTTTAGGAAAATGCTGCCACTCATCAGTGGCTATAAACACCTCGTCCTTATCTACCCTAGGGGGTACTGGCTCCGCCCGCTCAGCTTGCTTCGGCTTTTTCTCTCTAGCGGGCTGACTTTCTTCCTTGGGCGCTTTTGGGCGGGGGGCTTTTGTTTTATCCTTTGCGGCAGCGACTGTGGGCTTGGCCTCTCTTTTTGGAGCTGGCTCAGAACCTTTGGCTTTTCCCTTTTTAAGAACTTTTGCTGGGCTTGGCTTCTCAGCCCTAGCTTTGGTTTCTTTTTCTTTGCCCCGAACACCATCTTTCTTCTCCTTAGCCTTAGCTTTCTTCTTAACCGGGGCCCGTAAATCGAGTTCTAATTGTCCAGCGTCAAACTCCTGTGCCCTGAGGTCCTCCAAGAACACACCCTCGGTATTAATCAGACCGGGGTAGACTCCCTGCACATGAGCTATAAGTGCATCATGCTCAGCAATGGCAGCATCCAATAGCTTTTCCACACGGGCGATCCTAGCCGCTTTAAGCGTAACCCCTTTACGCTTTGCGACTGCGGTATACGCTCTCTTATCTGCAGAACTAAGAGCTTTAATACTGCAACTGGCCATACCGAGTTACCTTAGTCTTCGATCCTCAGATAAACATCAATGGAGGTTCCAGAGGAGTACGCTGTACCTGCTGATACGATGCGAGCACGGACATGTGAACCGATGATGCCCGAGACAGCCGTGTCGTCGGTTAAAGCTCCATCAGCCTCCGTTACAGAAGCCACGATAGCTGTCTCTTCACGCACCTTGAGGATTTTACGTGCCGCCGCAGTGGTGAAGTGGAAAGCCATGACGTCGAACCAGACCTGTGGTGCGCGGCCTACAGTAGTGCTACCGAGGCTGTCCATACTGGTTTGGATATACACATCAATCGTGCCGCCACCCCCACCATCGACAAAGACGACTTCAGCAGTCAGACCTTTGCAGTTATCGGGGAGTTTATGAATTTTACCACGCGTAGCGACAGCCTGGTTAGCAGTGATCGCATGAGAGTCTACGAGATGTTGAATTGAAGCCATGTCGTTATCCTTTCTTAGATAGGCAATTATGCAGTTCTTCAAGTGCTTCTTTACGCTGTTCGGACTTCTCCAGCAACTGCCTAACTGGAACGGCACGACCATTAACGAAGAGGGCTTCCTCTCCCCTAACCGTAGGGCGTAGTGGGTTCTGAGCGCCCGGCAGTTCGATCTGAGAAGGGGGAATGAAGCTCGGGTCAACCCGTCCCTGTAGCGCAGGTACAGCCGCTGGGAAGCCAATAGGAGGTATCTCCTGCGCGACAGGTGTAATAGGCAATTCACCTTGGATAGGCATAGCAGCCACAGCAGCATCTCGTTCAAACCGTTCCCGTACTAGGTTTCTCTGTTGCGTAACAGGGGCCGTAGCGATAGCGGGGTTAACAAGTGGTTCCTGTGCAGCTAGGAATGCCTGAGTCTCTACCGGACCTGCTCCCGGTAGGAAATCTACGTCTACATCAGGTGCAGTAGGCGTGATAGGTGTAGGAGCAGGGGGCACAGGAGCCGGAGGTGCAGCAGGTGCAGCAGGTTCAACAGGTGCTACCGGCCCCCCTTGTAATATAGGCTCAGAAGGAGGTCGTCGGTCTTCGAGTTGTAATGGCGTGTCCGGGCCTTCAAGTAGCGCAGGACCAATCCTCACATCAGGATTAAGGATATCCTTGTTATCACCTTCAAGGGCTCCTCTACCTCTAACAGCCCCACCAACCACACCTATGGCACCGCCTACACCCGCACCAGCGGCGAAGGAATTGATAAGGCGGTTAATACCTTCCGCTGACCCAGCGTCAACCTCAGGGTTCTGACTAAGAAGAAGAGCCTCTTGGAAAGCTTCAGTAGTACCCTCGCCAAATGCAGCAATACCGCCTCCAGCCGCTGCGCGTCCGGTACGCTTGAGTGCCCGAACACCAGCGGCTTTAGCGGCTTTGAACTTGGTCCTGCGGCCAGCCTTGGAGACACTTGTCGCTAAGCTTTTACCACCCCTAATAAAGAATCCGAGACCTAGCAATTCAGGTATAGATTCAGCTAATCCGTAAGGGATGGCTAACAAAAAAGCTCTACCACGATTTTCCGTACCGGATTCTATCTGCTCGCCGTATATATCAGAGACACCAATACCTACACTGTTAACGTAACGTCCTATTATAGCGCCGCCTATCCTAGCCTGCAGCTTACCGCGCTTAAGTGCCTCTGCACTACCGCGAACAAGACCTGCCTCACCGAGAAAATCTTTAATAACGCCTTCTTTACTAAGGATGACAGGAGATATCTTCTTGGCATTGGTTTTAAGTTCTCTGGCAACGGCACCACTAGCTACTTCACGAAGTAACTTCTCCTCTGCTATGTCCAGCGTTTCTCCAGCAGCGTGTTTCTTAGCAGCCTCAATAACTGCTTTCTTAACAGCAGCCTTACCACTGAGGGCTAAGAACGCGCCACCTACAGCAGTGAAAGGATTAGGCCCGCCACCTACGAGACCACCAACAATACCGCCAGCTATAGCCGACAGTGCAGACTCGATAAGCATAGGGCCTTGCTGCGCTAGGTTAGCTATGAACCACTCGACGGCACCACCGGCTGAGTCGATGTCGGTGAACAGCCGTTGGTAGGGCTGGGTAAAACGAAGGTCTTCGATCTGCTCATCAACAATCTTCTGACCAGCTTTGTTGGCATCAAAGGGCAGAGCAGGGTCAAGATACTGCAACCCGCGTCCACCTAGTAACTGAAGATTATCGACACCTATGCCGAAGTTCTTCTTGATGATGCGCCCGATAGATGGGTCTTGGATACGATTGATATACTTACCGAACTCCTCCACATCCACAGGACGGTAGTTCTGGGGCATAGGCACCAGTGGCCCAGACATAGCTTCCTTCGACCTCAACGCTGAGTCATGGTCAGCGGCGTCAAACTTAAACCCATTGACGAAGACCGTGTTGGTAATCTCGTCGAACCCAACAGGTGGTATTTCAGGTCCTTTAGGCGCAGGGGGAAGTAACCCAGCCGACACATCACCGAAGCTACGAGTATCCTCGGTTGCAGCGACAGGGTTAAACGATCCCTCTGATATACTAAATTCAACCATTTATTTTGGGATAAAGCTATCGAAGAATGAACCGAGCAGGGAATTGACCCCCGCTGCCTTTGCCGCATCAGAAGTAGTTAGCCCTTTCGGGTCCGTTTTAATAACACGCCTTTCCCTAATCGTGGTTATAGGTTCACTGTCTTCGCCCAACCCTTTACCTTCGCTTATCTCAAGCAGAACCCGATTATTATTCTCATCGAAACCGATTGTATTGCCCTGGTCGTCTGTGAACATCTTACCTTGGAGGATAAGCTGCTGCTTGCGCACCTCATTCATACCCTTCAACGTCTCTCCGAGTATCAATATTTGCGCTTCTGCCATTTTTTCATCGCGTTTCGTAATCGCCGCGACCTTAGCGTCTTCAAGTCTCTTGTGGAATGCTTGGGAGTAACTCGTACGCAAACCCGTGATGAGTTTCACTTTATTGACACGATCACCAATGATCTTACCATCACCTTCGACACGGAACGTGCCGTCAGAGTTAGGGCTGATGCGAACATTCCGCCCCGGGAACTCCCTAGCAGCTAACTCATTCCACATACGGGGGTCGTTATGAGTCTGCATCATAAAGAGAGCTTGCATCCTAGATGTATGCTCAATGGCATCTTTGTTCATAGTAAGGTCAGCCCGAGCTTGGATGTACGCCGCACTGGCTGGGCTACCGCCGGTAATATACGCAGTACGTCTCAGGTGCTCCCTTGTCGCTAGGAGAGTATTGAGCTCCGCTGCACGGAAATTGAACGGCATATTGAATGGTAAGTCTTTAACCTTAGATGGAGCCTTGGTAGCAAGCTGCTTAGCTAGGCTCGCACCCTTCGTGGGTATAGGCTGATCCTTAGCCTCAATGGGATTATTCTTGTTATTTGCTATAATTGTCCGGGTAACGGGTACAGCCGCGCTAACGGGAGCAGCAGTGGGAGCAGCAGTGGGAGCAGCAGTGGGAGCAGCAGTGGGAGCAGGAGCGGTAGCAACCCCACCTGACTGTCTCTGTACATACGTCTGTACATAGTTAACGGCCTTATCAGGGTCTACACCCTTAACTCTTTTAGCGCGGGCTCTTATACCCGCGTCAGAGCCATCCCAATTCTTAGGCAAACCAGCAGATTTACCGAAGCGATACGACATAGCCACACGCGCAGGATCAGTGGGGTACAAACCTAAATAATGGTCGAACAGGCTCGCAGCCGCTTTGTCCTTCTCGGCGTTAAACTCGGGGGAACCAGGAGTGAGCCCCTGTAACTTAGCAACATACACACCTTGGATACCGTGGCCCGTAGCAGTGCCATCGGTTGCCCCGTATACACCCGAAGAAGTCTGCTTCTTAGTCCACTTGGGGATATTCGTACCGTTCGTGCTTTCTAGGTATGTAATGGCGTCATGCTTCATAGCGCGATCTGCTGCGGAGAGAACAGGGGCAGCAGTGGGAGGAGGAGCAGTAGTAGTGACGACACCAGGAGCGGGAGCAGCGGGAGCAGGAGCAGCAGGAGTTAGACCACCGGTCATACGTGATTTAATATATTCAGTAGGATTAGCTTCGAGTGCAATAATCTCATTTGGATTAGCCCGGAAGAAATCCTTGTTCTGCCTAAAGAACTGCAAAATCTTCTGGCGCTCAGCTAACGCCTCACGCGCTGGTTTCCTACCAAAAAGTCCTATCCCTACCGAAGAGAGACCACCTGTGTCTTCTAATAACTGTTGCTCAACCTTATTTAAGCGGCTCTGAAACTGATAGATTCCACCACTCGGGCTAAAGAATTGCATAAAGCGACTAATATCAGGGTCTACTAATTCAGCTCTCTGCGTGATACCCGGTGTCTGCCGTGTACCAACACGCGATGGCGGCTGTGGAGTAACCCCAACATAAGGAGAAGTAGGCCCACGATCCGTACCCGGACGATCACCGCTATCGTCTACGGGGCCAAAGGCTCCAAGCTCAAGAGCCTGCTGCCGCTGAAGAGCTTCTTGTCGCGCTGCAGCTTCTTGTTCAGCAGCAGTCGGCCCAACCTGATTGAAGATCAGTTCTTCCTTACGCCCAGTAGGAACAACCGGTGCCCGGGAACGCTGCTGTTCATCCAGCAGGGCACGTTTACGGGTATTGATGCGGTCAGTTGCTGCCTCACGTAATCGCCGGTCTTCACTGATCCGCCGGAAGTCTTCGCTACCGAATACAAAAGCCATTACGTTCTCCTAGCTTGCGCTTCCTCAATCTCTTCGTCTGTGTCTTCACCAGCGGGTAATAGACCACCGAAGACAGCAGCAAAGTTTTGCCGTTGTTCTTGTAGTGCCTTCTCCCGGCGTAGGAAGGCCTTATCTGCAGCCGCGAGATCAGCCGCTGCGCCTGAGGCTAATTCTTGTCCGGTGGGGAGAGTACCGGCAGCCGCAGTGAGGAAGTCGGCTCTCCTTGCCAGACCACCCGTTCTCCCTTGTATCTGTGCCGTCCCACCGCGCCTAGCAGCAGCAAGAGCAACTTGCCGCCGTCTGGCGGCTACTGCGGCAGGTGCTTGCGAACCCTGACGAATATACGTCTGCCCGGCGCGAGCAGCAGCAATTTTTGCTCTGTTGGACTCAGCTTGCCCACTCACAGGAACGCTACGAGCCTCGTTTGCAAGCTGAAGAGCAATCTTCTCCTGCTCTCCCAGTAACCTACCTTGCTGCGCACGCTGCTGCCTAAGAAACGCTTCCTCGTCAGGGGACATTTCCTCAGGCACATCATCAGCAAAATACTCGGCTGCCTTGCTAAGGCCAAGCTGACCAGCGGCCTCAACACCTTTTTGTGCGAGGTTCGCGGGATCAAACGCTTTCTTGACACCAGCGGTTACATTCTTTCCTAAGTCAGCTAAGAAGCTAGTTTGAGGCGGAGGTGCAATCTGTGTGCCTGCCGCGTTAAGCACAGGAGATAACTGGAACCCACCAGGGGCTCCAGGAGCAACCAATGGCCTTACAGCCCCAGATGCAGGAGCGGCGGTCTGGGCAGCACTTCTCAATTGCCCAATGGGATCACTCCAATACCCTGGCCTGGGAGCACTCGTACCCCCTCCCCCTAGGTTAATCCCGCTACTTACACCTGGTTGGGGTACACCACCAATAGGCGGCCGCACCGTGGGGAAGCTAGCCTGAATGACTTCTGGTCCGCCGCCGCCCCCTAGAGTACTCCCAAGTGGAGCAACTGGAGAACCCCCTCCTCCACCAGGATTGTACACAAAGGATTCAGTGATTGGATTAAAAGTAGTAGAAGGCGCAGCACCTAGAGTAAACCCGCCAGGGGCCGCAGCACCAACAGCACCCGGTGATACACCAAGACCAGCAAACCCCTGACCCCCCGAAATCAGTCCCTGGCCTGTAGTAATAGGAGCACCTGCAAGCTGGGCAGTTGGTATATTAGGTAAGGGCGAGACTGCCGCCGCGCCGGTTGGGGGGCCACCAAATAGTCCGCTAAACCCGCCAGCGTCCGCAAACCCCCCAACACCGCCAACGAAAGCCCCGCCGAGAGCACCTTGCAAGACGGGTTGCCCTGTGACTTTAGCAGCGAGCGCACCGAGAGCAGTACCAACAACAGCGCTACCGAGAGTGCTACCGAGAACGCCACCGCCGAGAGCGGTTGATAGCCCAATAGAAGTAGCAATACTAGGAGCAACAGCCGGAATAGCTATAGCAACTGCAATAGTAGCAACAGTACGGACCGCACTTTTATGGTGAGTAGGTGTCAGCGCGGTAGTGCTCATTAACTCCGCATGTAAGGGGGGTACATAGATCATATTACATCTCCGTCAGATTCATCCTGAGAGTCTGGTGAATTGGTTTGAACCCATATGACTTAAGCATACGAGCCATAGCGGGGGTTACAGATGCCTGTATATGCCGAACACCATTCATATACGCCCAACTGCAAATGTGTTTCCAAAACTTATCTCTCATTAAACTAAGCTCCCGCCCACCAATTGCAGTGATATTCAGTACGGTAAGTCGTGGGTATATTATGAGTTCCAAGATCATCGCAAGAACTACATCAGGTAACTCACCTTCATCATTCTTAAAAACAAGGCAATACATCTGCCCCGCCTTGATACGGTTGTAAATATCGTCAAGCGTCATCTCGCCATACATGTCGTCAGCAAGACACGAAGCCAACGCCTCACATGTCTGCCCCCAATAAATATCGAGTATGCTTGTGGAAGACAGAAACAGGGGCTCGTAATCCTTGATAGGATCAGGCTTCTCAACAGGTTCTACAAGCTTAAGCGGTTTTGGCATCTTTTGGCTCGATCATTTTGTTAAAGAAATCTGTGCCTTTCTCCCGCACAACACGTTCTGGTATCACAAACTCGCCGTCATGAGCGGTAATCGCTACACTGCCGTCCTGATTACGGCTACTAGGTACTTCCCCTCCTGTCCTAAGAGCGGCCTGAGGGACCTGTCCTTGCGTCTGAGGCGCACCTCCGACTGCTTGTGGGGGTTGACCCTGTGCCTGCGGCCCACCGCCCTGTATGGCCTTTGTAGCGAGGATCAAGGCAAAAACTAACCCTTGGTCGTATTCCTGTGGTAACTCATTCTCTTCAGCAAGTCCCTTCTGGATAGCAAATTGGCGGAGTTGTGGCCAAAGTTGGGGGTTCTGAGCGGCTGCGGTAGCCAACTGCCCTGCCAGATTAAGCTCCTCCATGGTAATCTCGCCATTAGCCACAGCCTGCTCGACTGCTTGCTTAAGCTCAAGAAACTGCTCTGGGGCCTGACTAATAACACGTTGAGCCTCGGCATCCAGTTGCTGCGCAGGGATGGGGGTATCATTCCCAGCAGGATTAACCCCTGCAGCCTGCGGGGGTAACGGTTGTTGCTGTCCTTGAACCATGCCGCCCTGTTGAAATTGCGGTTGAAACACGGGTTCACTTGATGCTACGTCTGGAGCAGAGATACCAGGCTCAGGATAATCATAAGCTGGGTTCGTCGCTATCTCAACAAGTTCTGTAATGTCAAAATCGTTATCATCAACCATATTAGCGTCCTCCAAAATTCGCAATTAACAGATCAAGGGCTTGCCTTGTACGAAATAAGTCATCCGCAAGTGCCTGCACATCTTGTTGCAGCGCACGAAAAGCAGCTAAACTAGCTATCTGGTTAGCATCTACATGGGGACCAGTGAATCCATCTGGGCTAATGTTTTGAACGGAAACCATATCCTGCGTTCCTACCTGTTTAACTGTCACATCACCACGAATTAACGCTTTGCTTATAAGATCAGATTCTCCTCGCGTTGCGGTTAAAAGTTCTACGTTCTCTTTCAGCGCGCTAAAAAGATTAGCCTGTATCTCAGGAACACCAGTAGTAGGGACCTGAGGAGTTGCTACAAAACGTGCCATTATGCCGCCCTTAATCCATCTGGCGTCTCACCGATATGTATAGACCGGGTACGGCCAACGCCAGAAACGGATACCTCGAATGTATCGGATTTATACCCAACAGGGCAACGGAAAATCTCGCTATCCGCAACAGCTTTAGTGAACACTAGTGTTTTATTTTGTGATAATTTAAAAATTAATATGTACGCAGAAGGTGCAGTACGTTGTGATCGGACTAAACCAAGTGGTGTTCCCGGCCCATTTACTATACCAGTATTAAATGAAGCAAAATTATTGACCGTCACACCATCACTACCGACATAGTCAGTCGGCCCATTAATACTACCTAACTGCCCGCTATCAGCCCATACAGCCGTATTATACGCAGCAACCGCCAAGTTATAGGCCGTGTAAGCTGCGGAGTCTTCAGCAGTTATTGTGTAATCCGCGACAACCCGTGCCGCACCTACGTTGATGTAGTCCTTCGTAACAATAACTTTAGATTTCCACTCGTACGGGCCTAAGATATTAGCGTCGTTCCCCCACTGATTGATATTCCCAAGAGTATCAGACGACGTATACATGATACCCGTGCTGGGATCAGTCCACGCGCTGTTAAACTTGTGCCCAGTAGTAACGTAAAATCCACCAATCTTCACATCACGCTCGAAGATGAACGCCCCGGTGTCATATGATGCGTAGTATTTATCATTGAAGAAGTGCCCAACCACCGTGCTGGGGTCGAGGGTGCTGTCAAACGTATCGAACTCATGGACAAACTCAGTCACGAAAGTCATACCTGTAGCAGGAGCCCAGAGTGCGAGCCCACCATAAGTGGCGAACACCGCACCATAACCCATATTGACCACGGACCTCTTGGATAAGCAGGGATATGGGTTATCAATACGAGCTACGGCCAACGTGGCTGGGTCTGATCCGGATACGCGGTAAGCAAATTCCTCGGTAAGGACTAGGAGGAACCCACCAACAGCAACCAAGGCTACAATATCATACTCGAAGGTACGCCGGTACTTCACAGGCCATGCCCATGGCTTACCGGGCTCGGCAAAGGCTAATTGGTTACCGAAAAACCCCGCGATAAGGTTATTCTGTAACTCCACAATCCCCGCCATGGCCGAGTTGGGCGCGGCATATTCATCAGTGACAAGTAGATCAACGAGGTTCAAGAAATCGAAGTTGTCGAGGAAACTGTAATTGGTAACAGTACCACCAGTATCGGACGCACTTACCGCGTTACTGCCCGTATTGGGGTAAGTGAATGTAGTAGCCCCTGTGACGGTAACGGCAACGGCGGTTTCATTAAACGACGTATCAGTCATTCCTGCGATAGCAACGACCTGATTAGAAAGCAGATCATGATTTACCGCCGTCGTCATGGTAGATACGTTAGAAGTACGCACTCTTACAGATGTTGCAATAACATCTCCCCAGTACATAGGCGGGTCATCAGCCGGTACCTCGGACGCATCATGATAAAGTTTACCCGTGGTATCGGCTTTCTCAGTTATATTGGCGTTAGTCACGGCATAACTGAATTTAGTGTCACTAACGACCACCGTGACGATACCGTCAATGATATTAAAAACACTATCCGTGCACCCCGATAACTTAAACCTGTCACCCACAATAAGTGAGTGCTCAACAGCCATAGTCACAGTCGCTACATTGGATGTGAGGGAAACCCTAGTTGTCGCTGCGGGGAAATACAAAGTAGACAGCCGGAAGAACTCAGTACCAGACGACGAGGTCAGAGTACGATAAAGCCGCATAGCAGTTATAAAGTTATCCCCAACGGGGGCCGCAGTTGGGAGGGCCGTAAGAACTACGCTCTGCCCTTCCTTTATAAACAATGTATCCGAAGGAGCAGCAGCGATAGATTCCTCATCCCATGGGGTGTACCAGGTATAGACATAATCGCGTGTTATTGTACCACCAGCCAAATCAATCGTAGCTTCGGTATTAGATGTTTCAGCAACAGTGGCCCCCGCGTTGAAATACTCAAACGTAGTGGTACTTGTTACAGTGATCCGGGTGTTGGTCACATTGAGTTCATCTGAAGGCGACGTCGAAAAATTACGTACTGTAACAATTTGTCCAGACCTGAACCCATGCGCCGCAGCCGTTGTGATGATCGCGGTATTACCAGAGTCACGTTCAAACTTAGCCGAAGTAGCCGACGTAAACGCCACGGCAGTAGCTGTGGCCGTTGTAGTCGGAAGAGGTAGACCGAGATCATAGTACCCGCTGCTCACCGGGTAAGGCTCGGACCCGTTAGTAGCCAGAGCATGAGTCGTGACCTTAGGTACCCCATCACCAGTGTAATAGAACCGCAGCTCATCATCATTCGAGTCGGAGATAGTTACGATATCTACATCGTTTAGCCACGACAGCCACTCTAACGCATTAGTACTCGGGTTGCGGATACCGAAGATGGTTTTAATTGTCCCGATACGGGGGATGTTATCGGAAGCAAAGGCTTCGGGGTAAGGTAAGAGGTCACCAGAATATAGTTGTACATTGTTCGCGGTCTGGGCAGCACCGTCCGGCAAGAGCTCATCAGAGACCTTGGGAGCAGCACCTAGAAACTTTTGTAGCTTAACCGCGGCCACGACGTTACCCCAATTTCGTAAACCTTAAGAACAAGCCAGCAACTTAACGTAATACCCAACAACGAAGCCTACACCAAGCAGGATTCCCGCTATAACTGGCTTGTTGTTGATAACAAACTTGAGATTCGATCTAATTGTTTTCCAAGTCATAGTAATCTCCTATGTTTTCTTCCTGAGGGCTCTGTCGCCAAACCACCATAAAACGGCTGACGAGCACATGAATATCACAGAAGCTTCAATGGTAGCCTTACCCCCTGCATCAGAAGAGAAATAAAGCATCCCCACTAAAACAATGAGACTAAAAGTAAGCACAGGACGCACAAGACGTAGCAAGTCAACGACCCAGAGAGAACCTGTACCAGCCATGCTGTCGTGGTTGTAGGATGCCATGCGGGAGTCAGCATCAATCTTAGATTGCGCGATTGCCATTTCTCTCTCACTCTCCTCCGCGCCGAACTTATTCTGTAACTCAAGAAGCGCAATTGTTCGTTCATGCTCATGGTCAGCCTTCTTTTCCTCAACCCAGTAGTCGAGGAAAGAAAACGCCTTTCCTATGATTGAACCTACAATCCCTGTTGCACCGCCAGTTAAAACCGTTCCTAATAATTCAAGCATCCCACTTCCCCCACTCTCGCTTTCTACCTAAGTCAACATGTAGAAACGTCCTGTAGTACCCAAAACCAGTAAAGTCCTCTTCCTTGGCAATCTGTTTTATCAACTTCTTATCCTGTCCCACTATCGACAAATCGACTGCCAACGCCTTGAGATGGAGACTGAACACCGCCCCACCCACGAAGGCATTGTGGTAG